AATATATTTTCTGGCTTTCTCATCGAGGGTATAATATTTCTTAATGGCTTCTTTTAGTTCTACATCTTCTGAAATATGAGCGTCCAAAAGGGCATCTTCTTCTGAATATGTTTTATTTTTTCCATTAACCAAATAATCAATAGAGCAATTTAAGCATTCTGCAATTTTTCTAATTTTTGAAATTTTAGGCTCACTTTTACCCTTTTTCCAATCGGAAAATGTACTTTTTGGAAAATCACAATATTTTGCTACTTTTGCATCATTTAAACCTTTTAAATCTCTTAATTTACAGTATCTTTCGTACATAGAAAATCTCCTTATCAAAAAAAGTTGCAATTTCTCAACTTTTAGGGTTGACAAACAAGATTTCCTAATGTATTATAAAAACAAGTTAGGAAATCTCAACCAATTCAAAATTGAGAAATTTATATTATGTTTTTTGCACAATTCATAGTATACACGATTTTCTAACTTTTATCAAGACATAGTTGTGAAAATCGAACAACTAAAAAGGATTTTCGGTAAAAAGACTGTTAGTGTGCCGTCACTAACAGTCCTTTACCCCAATTTTTATACCGTATGCACTTTGCAGTCTTTCGACGCATTGTACGACACCAATGCTTCTTAAAGCACTCTGCCACTTATGCAGTTTGGGTTCAGCATATAATTTATTGCCATTAGTTGGCAGATTGCAAGGAACAAGCGGTGTAGTGTGACAAATATCGGAATGTCAACCTCGAGTTTTTAACGAACTTCTCTGTTCGGCTACGCTACACTTGATGTTACATTTCACTCCATTTTAACGTGCTGTGGCTTCACGATTGCGACCTTGCAAATGCGGAACAGGCAAATTCAAAATTGCTTTCAAGGTATACACCTCCTAAGATGAATTTACCTAAAATGGCTTATTCATTATAACGAAAATCCTAACGCAAGTCAAGAAAGGAGATGAAATTTTGGACAAAGCAAATAGAAAGAAAAGTTTTAAAAAGTTAGAATTGCTTGTTAATTCGAGAAACATTACCTTTTATAAATTGGCTGATGAACTCGGATTGGCAAGAAGTACTTTTTCGGATTGGAAATCTGGGAAATCAATGCCAAAGACGGATAAACTGATTAAGATTTCGAATTACTTTGGTGTAGAAATTTCTTATTTTATTGAGTAGAGAAAGGAGTAGATATGAACGATTTACAGATTTTTGAAAATTCAGAGTTTGGAAAAATCCGTACGGTGACAGAAGAAAATGAACCGTGGTTTTGCCTTAGAGATTTGTGTGTTTCGTTAGAACTTACGGCTAAAGAAGTTAAGCGCAGATTATCGGATGAGGTGGTTTCAAAACACCCCATCGAAGATACAGTTGGAAGAATCCAAAATGCATTGTTTGTCAATGAAGATGGATTGTATGACGTTATTCTGGAAAGCAGAAAGCCAAATGCGAGGGCGTTTCGCAAATGGGTAACTGGCGAAGTGCTTCCATCTATCCGCAAGAATGGCGGTTACATTGCCAATCAGGAGAATCTTACTCCAGAACAGATTGTAGCCAACGCATTAGTTGTGGCACAGAACATCATAACTCAAAAGGACAAGCAGATTGAGGAAATGACACCAAAGGCAAATTACTTTGACGCTTTGGTAGATAAGAAATTAAATACCAACATCCGTGACGCCGCAAAGGAACTTGGTGTTGGAGAAAAAGCATTTGTTTCTTTCCTTATTAAAAAAGGATATGTTTTTCGGCAGGGGAAACACAAACAGTTGCGTCCATATGCCAAATACGCAGAGAGCGGAAACGGCTTGTTTGTATTAAAGGACAAGCACAACGAGCAGAACGGTTGGACAGGACAGCAGATGTATGTCACTCCAAAGGGAAAAGAAACATTCCGTCTGCTTTTGGAAGAAAGGGAGTGAGCCTATTATTCAGAAGATGATATTGGCGGTTCTGACATTTCTTCTTATTATAACAGTGGCAACAAGCGTGTTTAAGGATGTATACGCTTACGAGCCGGAATATGCACAAGAAGATACGTTATTTATAAAAACAGAAGAACCGCAGGTAAATGTGATTCCAAATGCAAATACGAACAGTTCTTTGGAATCCGCAAAACACATAAAGCAAAAGAAAAAGTCAAAGAAGAAACACAAGAAAAGGAAAGGCGTTCAATTCTTGATAACTGCATATTGTCCTTGTTGCGATTGTTCAGAGGGGTATGGAAAGATAACTTCTACTGGCAAGATACCAAAGCAGGGAAGAACAATAGCGGTTGACCCTAAAGTCATACCGTATGGAACAAAGGTAAAAATCAAAGGTCTTGGAACATTTATAGCCGAGGACTGCGGCGGTGCGATAAAGGGAAATAGAATTGACATATACTTTGAATCTCATGCAGACACAGAGAGATTCGGAGTGCAAAGAAGAACAGTATTTATATTAGGAAAGGATGAGTGACAATGATTAAGACAGATGCTAAACCGGCAACACCAGAATTGATTGCAAATTTAATTGAACTTGGTGCAATTTATGTGAAAGACGGAGAGTTTTATGCAAATGAACCGGGAACATACAGAAAAGAAAAGGAATAGCACCCTTGACCGCAAATCAAACTGCTATTCCAGTAGTAAATAACTATGTGTTATTTGCGCTCATTTTATCAAATAAGGAGTGAAAAGTCAAGATGAATACAATTTTATTAAGAGGTACCGTGGCGAGTAAGATTAAATTCTCTCATTCGTCGCATGGTGAGAACTTTTATGAATTTCGCTTAAAAAGCGAAAGAAAAAGCAATAAAGAAGATGTGATAGTCTGCTTGGTTCCGGAAATCGTTCTGGAAAAGTGTTCAATCAAAGAAAACGAGAAGATTGAAGTACAAGGAGAAATTCGGACTATCAATAGAAAAAATCATAAGCACATTTATGTATTTGTGCAGGATGCCATGTGCGGTGACGAGTTAAGTATATTGACGGACGTAAACGAAGTAAAAATGGATGCGCATATTTGCATACAACCTAATTTACGGCGCACATCCGCTTCCAATAGAAGAGTATGTGATGTCATTGTCGCAAGCAACCGCCAATACGGCTCCGACTATATTCCATGTATAGCATGGGGGAGATATGCTACATACGTATCAAAATGCGATGTAGGTACTCATCTGGAAATTATCGGAAGATTGCAGAGCCGTGAATATCACAAGCAGATGGACGATGGCACAGTAGCAGTAAAAACCGCTTTTGAAGTATCAGTTTCAAAAGTCAAAGAAATCGGAAAGGAGAATGAGGAATGAGGAAAGCAATGATTCAAATACCGCAGAAGAGGTTTGAAGAACTTATAAAATTGGAAGAAAGAGTAAATGTTGCTGTCGAAACTTCTATGAATGAAGAATATGCTTCCGTTACTGATATTTTGTTTATCCTTGGAACTGAACTTGCTTATGATATAGCAAATGAAAGAAAGGAGAAATATAAGAAATGGATGAAAGAAAAAATGGAATCTTGATTCCAAACAAAGAATATCGTGCTATGGATGGAGTTAGTTCTTCCGATTTGAAAAAAATGGCTAAATCACCGGCACATTTTCGATACTGGAAAGACAATCCGAAAGAAGATACGCCATCATTGCTTTTTGGTAGGGCGGTTCATAAATACATTTTGGAAAAAGATGATTTTTACAAAGAGTTTGCCGTAGCACCAGATATAAACAGACGAACAAAAGAAGGAAAAGCACAGTGGCTTTTATTTCAAGACCAAAACGAGGGTAAAGACATTGTGTCTGAGGACGAGTTTAACCAAATAAAAGATATGCATTACGTATTGTATAGTAATTCATTTGCAAGAACTCTTTTAACTGGTGAAAAGGAACTTTCGTATTTTACGGAAGATTCAGAAACAGGAATTACTATGAAATGCAGACCAGATTGTCTTACAGAAGTAGCAGGAACACACTTTTTGATTGACTACAAAACATGCAATGACGCTAGCACAGATGTATTTATGCGTGATTCAATCAAATTTATGTATGATATGCAGATGGCATATTACAAACATATTCTTGATGAAATACTTGGTGTTGAGCATACTGTAGTTTTTATCGCACAAGAGAAAACTGCTCCATACTGTGTAAACATTATGGAACCAAATGAATATTATATGCGTTCTGGTGCTGATATGTTTAGGGAATACTTAAATCTTTATAAAGAATGTTCAGAAACTGGTAATTGGTACGGATATATGAAAGATGAAGTAAACAGTCTTGGATTGCCGAACTGGTTGCAGAAACAGTATGAATCTTTAGGAAGTGAGGTGGAATAAATTGAATAAATTGATTGAATTTTTGAAAGATAGATTTCCAGATGGCGTACAGGCTTTTGATACTAGAAATATTGCTGGAGATAGCATGGTTCCAATTTACTATGATGGAGAAATTGTAGTTGATTACTGTCCATATTATGAATACATTGAAATTTTTGGATTAACAAAAGAACATTTTGAGGAAGTGTGCAAAAAAGCAAATTTACATTAAGGAGTATAAAAAATGAGAATAGTAAAAGATGAATGTTTAGGTTGTGCAGCACCAGCTTATCCTTGCCTTGGTAGTAGTTGTCCAAATAGGAAAAGAACGCATTACTATTGTGACCGTTGTAAAGATGAATTTGTACCAGAAGCATTGTATCAGTACGATGGCGAAGAGGTTTGTGGAGAGTGCATATTGAAAGATTTTAAAATTATAGACAGTTGAAAGGAGAATTGATATGTCAAATGAAGTATCATTAAGAAACAGTCAATCGGTTGGTGGAAGTTTTAATAAAATTAACCAAGGAACAGTAGCAGTAGAAAGTAATCGTGCTATTGCAGAAGCACAGGGGAAATTGATTATGGCAAAACAGTTTCCAAGAGATTACACAAAATCGTATGCAAGTGCGATTGAAGCGTGTCAACGAAAAGGTTTTGCCGACAAAGCGTTTTTTAGTTATCCACGTGGCGGTCAGACGGTAACAGGAGTAACAATCAGATTTGCAGAGGAAATGGCACGATGCTACGGCAATCTTGAATATGGAATCAAGGAAATGTCTCATGAAAAAGGAAAGTCCGAAATGCAGGCGTATTGTTGGGATTTGGAAAACAATACAGTTTCTAGCCAGAACTTTACCGTTGAACACGTAATGGAGACAAAGCAGGGCAACAGAAAACTTACTAGTCAGCGTGATATTTACGAAAGGACAGCCAATGATGGTGCAAGACGTTTAAGAAGTAGAATCCTTGCAATTCTTCCTCCGGATTTAGTTGAGGATTGCATTAAGGAATGCAAGAAAACGATTGCCGGGCAAAACGATATTCCTTTGATTGACAAGGTAAAGAATATGATTACTGGTTTTGCTAAGTTGGGCGTAACTAAAGAAATGTTGGAAAAGCGTCTTAATCATACAGTTGAGAGTATCAACGATGATGAATTGACAGAGTATATCGGGATTTACAACGGATTAAAGCAGAAAGAGACAGTTGTTTCCGATTGGTTTGAACAACCAAAAACTGCATCGCAGGTAACGGAACTTTTGAAAGAAGCTGAAAAAGAAAAAAAACAAGAGAGTAAAGAAGAGAAAGGAGATAAAAAGTGACTTATTGCGTAACTATAAAAAACAATAAGAAAAAGTTTCCGCTTAAAGGGTTAAATGAATTGCTTGGTGGAAGAATTTACAATCAAAGATTGAAAAAGTACCACAATCCAGTAAAGAAAGCAAACGATGATATATGTCTGAAAGCCATTAAACGTACTCTTAAAGGCGTTAAAATCAAAAAGCCTATACGTTGTGTGTTTTGGATATTTCCAAGTAATAAAAGACACGACAGAGGTAATCTTTGCAGTGCGGTAGAAAAATCATTTTTGGACGCATTGCAGTTAGCAAAAGTGATTAGAAATGACGGATGGGATGATGTTCTTGATTCGGAGTTTCACACGATGGTAGATACTTCAAACCCTAGAGTTGTTGTTAAAATTGAGGAAATTGATTAAAAGAAAGCAAGGAAAAATCAATGAATAAAGTAATTCTTATGGGTAGATTGGCTCGTGACCCAGAAATCAGATACACGCAGGGAGAAAATTCAATGGTAGTAGCAAGATTTACTCTTGCGGTAGACCGTAGATTCAAAAGAGATAATCAACCTACGGCTGATTTTATAAGTTGTATTTGCTTTAGAAAAACGGCTGAATTTGTTGAAAAATATTGTAAAAAAGGAACAAAGTTGGTGGTTGAGGGCAGTTGGCAGACTGGAAGTTACACCAACAAAGACGGAAACAAGGTATATACAAACGATTGCCTTGTTGATAATTGCGAATTTGCTGAAAGCAAGGCAACGGCAGAACAGAATCAGAAAAATGATAATAAATCTGGAAATGATGATTTTATGAACATTCCAGATGGTGTTGAGGACGGACTGCCATTTAACTAAAAAGGAGACATATAAGATGGCTGATAAGAGAATGTTTTCAAGAAAATTGATTAGTTCGGATGTGTTTTTGGACATGCCATTAACTGCACAAGGATTGTTTTTTCACCTGTGCATGAGAGCCGATGATGATGGATTCGTAGATGCTCCAAACCGAATTGTAAGAGAATGCCAGGCAACTCCAAAAGACCTTGAAATCCTTGAAAGGAAGAGATACATACTCACGTTTGAAAACTCTAACGTGGTACTTATCAAACATTGGTTTCTGCACAACTCGATTGCAAAGGACCGGTACACGCCAACACTGTATACAGATGAAAGGTCGAGAGTCACCTTAAAATGTGGCAAGATGTACCCGAATTGTAGCAAGAGTGACAACAAGAACTATACGGAAATAAAACGTACAGATAACGACTTGGAAACGAATTGTAACCAAACTGATAACAAAGTGGAACGTAGAGAAGATAAGGTAAGAGAAGAAAAGAAAAGTGATATTGTCGAGCAGAGCACGACGGACACTTCTTTGGTGAAAGAAATCATTGATTACTTGAATGAAAAGACTGGTGCAAGTTACAGATACAGTACCCAAAAGACACAAAGTCTTATCAATGCAAGGCTTAAAGAAAAATTCACTTTGGAAGATTTCAAACGTGTAATTGACAGTAAATGTAACGATTGGAAATCAGACGAGAAGATGAAAGAGTATTTGCGGCCCGAAACTTTGTTTGGAACGAAGTTTGAGAGTTATCTGCAAAATGCTCTAAAGATTTTGAAACCTAGAGCAGAGCCGGAAGAAGTTGTTCTGGAAGTTGAGGAAGAGGAAGTAGGTGCTGACTGGTAATGCGATATAAAGTTTACGAGTTTAACCCGGATGATGCTTACAACTTTGCTCGTCATGTTGGAATTGAAGTTAAGGAACACGGTGGCGAACTGTTTTTTAAGACTTGCCCTTATTGCAAGCCAAGAGCCACAAGGGGAAATGTTCGCACTTTTTCGATAAACCTTAAAACTGGACAGTTTAAGTGTTTAAGAGCAAGTTGTGGAATCTCCGGCAATATGGTAACGCTTTCAAAGGATTTTGATTTTTCTCTTGGCAACGAGGTTGACGAGTATTACCGTCCAAAGAAAAGATACAAGCGGTTGAAGCAACCAAAAGAAGCAATTAAACCAAAGCCGGAAGCGATTCAGTATTTGGAAAGCCGTGGTATATCCGAGGAAGTTGCCAAAAAGTACGAAATTACCGTACAGACTAGCCATCCAAAAATTCTTGTATTTCCGTTCTATGACGAAAAAGGTGTACTGCAATTTGTCAAGTACAGAAAAACGGATTTTGACAAGGCAAAGGACGCAAACAAAGAGTGGTGCGAAGCAAGCACAAAACCGATATTGTTTGGAATGAAACAATGTGATGATAGTTTTGATACGCTCGTACTCACAGAGGGTCAGCTCGATTCATTAGCAGTTGCTACGGCAGAAATACCAAACGCAGTGTCCGTTCCAACCGGTGCCAAAGGCTTTACATGGATTCCCTATTGTTGGGATTGGCTTTGCAAATGGAAAAAAATCATCGTTTTTGGAGATTTTGAGAAAGGCTCAATATCTTTGTTGGATGAACTTGCAAAACGTCTAAAAGACCGTGTAGAACACGTCAGAGAGGACAATTACAAAGACTGCAAGGACGCAAACGAGATACTTCTCAAATATGGAGCACAGCAGGTTAGAAAATGCGTTGAAGAATCGGTTAAGCTGCCAATCGACAATGTGATTGATTTGGCAGATGTAAAGGAACTTGACCCATACAGTATTGAGAAGATACCGACCGGTATTGCGGATGTAGACAACTTGCTTTGCGGAGGAATCCCATTTGGTGTTGTTACTATCGTTACTGGAAAATCAGGCAAAGGAAAATCAACTTTTGTAGGGCAGATTATAACAAGAGCATTAAACAAAGGTGACAATGTTTTTGTATATTCCGGAGAAATGCCAAATTATCTTTTTAAGAATGCGATTGATTTTCAGATTGCTGGACCGGCAAACGTAGTGGAAGAAGATAGGAGAGATTATGTAAAGCGTTACGTTCGCAAATCTGCGAAAGATAAGATTGTAGAGTGGTATCGTGGAAAGTGTATGCTTTACGACCGCACTATGGTTAAAGATGAAGATACTGACTTGCTGAATACAATTGAACGTATGATAGTAAGCCAAAATGCAAGGGTTATTGTGATTGATAATTTAATGACAATGATAAACAAAACGAGAGTTAAGGGAAGTAAGTTGGAAGCACAGAGCGAAGTTTCAAACGCACTAGAGGATATGGCTAGATTTTACAATGTTTGTATTATCTTAGTGGCTCACAAGAGAAAAGATAGCGGAATTGATGATGAAGATATGGACGATTCAATTCGTGGCGATTCCGATATTGTCAATTCAGCAGGAGTGATTATTCACTACAACGTAAATAAAGATGAGAATACGATGGAAAATTATCCGAGAATAATTTCTGTTACTAAAAATCGTGTATTTGGAAGAACTTCATACAGAGGTTGGAAAGTACACTACGATGAAAAGTCCAAACGAATCTACGGAGACCACGATGATTTGAATATTTGTCTTGGTTGGGATAACGAAAGCGGTGGATTTGTTGAGGACTACGATAATTCAATATTTAGTTAGGTGGTGTTTGTATGGGAAGCGTAAATGCATCGCAGATTCCAGAAGAACAGCATATGTGGACTGATATTTGGAATTGGCGTAAGAAATATTACTACCCGGAAGATTATGATTCTTGGTGGAAAGAGTTTACGGAAACTGGCATTGCAATCGGAGAAAAATACGCAACTAAATTATCGCATGAGATTATTTTTGCAATATTTAATGATGTGCAAAGTCGCAGTAAAAAATTAGAACAAACGGAGTAATGATATGAATGAACAATTAAATATTTTTTCTGTATTTAGAAGAGATTTTAGAATAAATAACAAAATTCGTTTAATTGAATTATTTGCCGGAGTAGGTTCGCAAGCTATGGCACTTAAAAGATTAGGAGCGGACTTTGAACATTACAAGGTTGTTGAATTTGATAAGTACGCAATCAAAAGTTACAACGCAATTCACGGAACAGATTTTGAACCTACAGACATAACTCAAATAAGCGGTTCTGATTTGGAAATAGTTGACACTGAAACATTTACTTACTTACTTACTTACTCTTTTCCTTGCCAAGATTTATCGGTTGCAGGTAAGCAAAAGGGAATGGTTAAAGGTAGCGGCACAAGGTCCGGACTATTGTGGGAAGTAGAAAGATTGCTGAATGAGGTTGGCAATTTACCACAAGTGTTACTTATGGAGAATGTTCCACAGGTTCACGGAAAGAAGAACATGGAAGATTTCCAAAAATGGATAGCATTCCTTGAAAGCAAAGGTTATTCAAATTATTGGCAGGACTTAAACGCAAAGAATTATGGTGTTGCTCAAAACAGAAATCGTTGCTTTATGGTTAGCATTTTAGGAAATTATAAATTTACATTTCCAAATCCTATTGAACTGCAAAAAGTGATGAAAGATTATCTGGAAGATGAAGTTGACGAGAAGTATTACATCAATAACGAAAAAGCACAGAAATTGATACAGAAACTAATTGACAACGGAACACTTCAAAATACAATCACTAGAGCAGAGCAGAGCAGAGCAGAGCAGAGCAGAGCAGACTTGCGTTGACGGAACAATTAACGAGCCAAGAGAAAAGCGAGTCGGAAACTGCATTAAGGCAAGATATGACGCAGGAATCTCAAACTTGCGGTCAGATGGAAACTGTATTGTTGAAAGGAATGGTTGATAAACAATTAGAACCACAAGCACAAAAAATTGACGTATCATCAACGCTTATGTCAAGAGATTATAAAGGGTTAAATAACTATGGAACAAATGGAGTGATTGAATGGAAAGAAAAATATGGAACATATTTGGCTTTTCTGGCGGTAATTACGCAGGTAATGTGTATGACAAATGCCATTTAAGTCCTACTCTAAGCACTATGCAGTGGGGGTGTAAACAACCGATGATTGTAGAAGCAAATTCAATCCGTATGGTTAGAACGGAAGAAGGGAAGGCATTGAGAAAACAATATGAAAAGCCTAACCAGTTAGGATTTATGGATAATGGGACCGGTCAGCATCAATCAAACACAGTATACGATGAAAAAGCACTATGCCCTAATATTACTACTGTTAATGGTGGTGGAACACAACAAATAAAAGTTGCGACACAATATCGAATTAGAAAGTTGACACCAAAAGAATGTTGGAGATTGATGGACTTTTCGGATGAAGATTTTGAAAAGGCAGAAAAAGTTAATTCAAATACGCAGTTATATAAACAAGCCGGAAATTCCATTGTTGTAAATGTTCTTGTTGCAATTTTAGGACAGTTATTGCAAGGAAAAGAAGATTTATATAAGGAAATTATTTAAGAAAGGAGCAAATGAAATGAAAGTATATGTAATAACCAAAGGAGAATATTCAGATTATCATATTTGTGCGGTTGTGAAAGACTACGATAAAGCACAGATATTACAGAAAAAATTTTCTGGCAATTTTGGAATTGCAGAAATAGAGGAATTTGATACGGAAGTTTACAACGACGTTCTTGCAGATAAAGATTTGTATTTTATTCGCTTTGATAAAAACGGAAATGTAAAAAATGTGTACATAAAAGATGATTTGGATTATTTCGACCCAGAAGATAATCCAGTAACTATATGTAGCTATGACAATAGTGTAGGAGTTTATGTTTTTGCATTTAATGAAAAAAGTGCAATCAAGATAGCAGCAGAAAAAAGGGCAATAGAATTAAACAAAAGAGGTTATGTTTAATAAATGAAAGGAGATTATAATGAAAAGATTGACTAATAGCGAAAAAGAAATACCTACATTGATTGATAATGCTGAATATTGGCGGAAAGCGTACTTTAAATTAAAAGAGTATGAGGATTTAGAGGAAAAGAGCAGACTTCTTAAATTGCCACTTGCTGATGATAAAGTAGAACACAGAGAATGTGTTCATACTAAAGCAACTTGTCACCACGAAGAGTGTAAGTGTTCTGAATGTCCATTGACGGAGTTATTTTTGGTGTTACGAAGAGGCTTATGCAAGTAGATGTCTTGCTGGCATTGAATTAGGAGAATCCAAAGCAGAAACAAAACTGAAAGAATTGAGAGGTAATCAGAATGGAAAAGTATAAATGTATTAAAGAATTTTATGTTCCAAAATATGACGAGAACGATAGTCCTACTGACGAATATATAACAATTCACAAAGGGAGTATATACGAGTACACAGAGGGCTATATAGGTGAATCAGATATACGGTTGTATTTAGAAGATGGGGATGATGACTGTGGTTATCTTGATATTACATATAAAAGACTGAATGAGTATTTTGAAAGAATTGCATAAACTGAAAGAATTGAGAGGTGCAGAATGAATCGTAAGAAACGCTATGGTGTCTGGAACACCAAAAAGAAAGAATTTCAATTTGGTATTTGTGAACCAAGCAAAACAAAAGCAAGAAAGAAATTATCTGAAAAGATTGGGAAGGATGCCTATAAATACAGATTTCAAATCAAAGAATTGAAACTAGGCAATCCAAAGGCTGAAAAGTTGCTGACTATAGAAATTGGAGGTGATAACATGACTAACGCAGACAGAATCAGGAATATGTCGGATGAAGAGTTGCTTGATTTTATGTGTTCAATAGAAACTTATAAAGATGGCAGCATTATGACTATCGAAAATGGGGTTTCAATGCACTCAGTGACGGAAATTTGGGAATGGCTTCGAGCAGAAGCAGAATAGGAGAAAAAAATGAAAGTAGTAATTGACATACCTAAAGATTTCACAGGAGATTATATTGTTGACAAATTCAAAGATTTCTTTTCAAGAGTTATTGCGAATATTGATTGTAAAGGTATGTGTGGTAGATACGAGAAAGAAATTGCTAAAATGTTTTTAAAAGCATTTGATGATAGTGAAGAAAAGATTTCTTGCAACTGTCAGCATAACAGCAATCCAAGAGATAATGAGCCTTGTTACAGATGCGATAGCAAAGTTTCAGAAAATGATGATACAAAAAGCAAAGTTACGTCTCTGGAAACTATCGTAAGGATGGCAGACAACAAGCCATATTACGAAATCAAGTACAAAAAAGTCGGCGAAGATTATTACCATGTAGGTTACAGTTCATTCAATATTGATAATGTATTGAAATGGCGTGATGAGTGTTTTGAACTTGTTGATGTGAAACACACCAATGCCGACAGGATAAGGAATATGTCGGATGAAGAGTTGGCAGAGTTTATACAGAAAATAAAAAACACTTGCTTTGTAGATTTTATAGGATATGCAAATAAAGACTGTGAGCAAGATAAAATTTCTTGTAAAGATTGTCAAGCAAAAGCACCAACAATACTTGAATGGCTTCAATCAGAAGCAGAATAGGAGGTAATTATGGATGGTTTAATTATTAAAAAGAAATGGTTAGACCTTATTGTTAATGGCAAAAAGACCATTGAAATAAGAGGAAGTGATACAAAAAATGAAGGAGAGAAAATATACCTTCTTGAAAGCGGAACTCACAAAATTGTTGCAACTGCCGTAATTAGTGCTACATATCCTATATCATGTTCTGATTGGTCAGAAGAAAGAGAAGAACATTGTGTTGATATTTCTTACTCAGACCTAAAAAAAAGATACAAAACACCATATGCATGGGTATTATCTGATGTGACGCCTATTAAAGACATATGGTACTACAAGCATCCACAAGGTGCAGTGATTTGGGTAAAAAATGTAGAAGTTGTAAATAAAAATTAGATATGATTATTAGCAAAAAAGGAGAGAGATGAAATGAAAAAAATTTTTGAAAAATGGTATGTTTTATTTATGTTATTGAGAATAGCACGACATAACAAAATCAGAATGAAATTTGAGAAAAAGTATGATAATCCTTTTGGTGGTTATGGAGAATCTCTTGAAGATATGACATTAGAAAAATGTTATGAAAGGGATAATAGGCTTTATAAAAAATCAAAAGAATTAAAAGAATATGAAGTCGCATCAAAACCTCAAAGAGATGATTTTGGATTATATGCATATGTAGACCAGCATTGTGGATATTGTGAGGATGATTATTACGGAACAATATACACAAAAACGCCACTTAAAAATAGATGGTTAGAAAGAGGTTATCAATGCTAGGTTGATAATCAAAAGTAGAATAGGAGGAAATATGAGCGATAGTTATTGGAATTATGAAGATGACGAGAATATCATTTGTCCTTATTGTGGCGAAGAATACGAGCCGTCTTATGAAGAAACATACATAGGCGGTGATTGTGTTGATTGCTATACCGAAGATACCAACGAATACACTTGTGATAATTGTGGCAAGAAATTCACAATGTATGGTTATCAAACCGGTTGGAAATATCGCACCGAAACGATTGACGGAGAAGCAACAGAGGAAGAAGTCGAAGATTTGAAAGAAAGCGAGGAATAATTATGAAGATTAGACCAATTCTATTTAATACAGAAATGGTGAGAGCCATTTTGGAAGGAAGAAAGACTTGTACACGAAGAGTATTAAAACAGCCATTTGAGGTACACCCAAATGGTTATATCACAAAACCTCGGGGGAATGAAAGGCTCTGCCCTTATATTCCACCATACCAACCGGGAGACATTCTGTATGTTCGTGAGACATGGTGCAAGGGTTCTTATGGGGATGAAAAAGAAAAATATTATTACAAGGCTGATGATAATAATTTCTTTTGTACATGGCATCCGTCCATCCACATGCCAAAAGAAGCCGCTCGTATCTGGCTGAAAGTAACGGATGTGAGAGTGGAGCGGATACAGGAGATAACGGAAGCAGGAGCAAAAGCCGAGGGAATGCCGGACGATTTTGATTATCCGGTAGATAAGTCATATTGCCCAGTTTGTAATGGTGTTGGGTTGCTGGATTCGCATGATATTAACACTCTTGGTCATGTCGAAATTGATTGTGAAAGTTGCAACACATATGTAAAGCGTTTTAAGAATCTGTGGAACACAACTATCAACGGAAAAGACATTGACATATACGGATGGCATGCGAATCCTTATGTATGGGTTGTGGAATTTGAACGGTGCGAAAAGCCGGGAAAGGAGTAATTATGAGTAAGCATAAGACAATATCCAAAAAACAAAGACTTGCAGTGTATGAAAAGTGTAACCACCGATGCGCTTATTGCGGTTGTGAGTTAGAGTATAAGGATATGCAAGTAGACCATGTAGAATCACTACATAGATATGAGACAGCATACGCAATTGGAGAAGCGGACTTTCTCGATGAAATTGAAAACCTTATGCCATCTTGTAGGCAATGTAACTTTTATAAGTCAACATTTAGCTTGGAGGATTTCAGAGAACGACTGCAGGTTTCCATGATGAATAACCTTAGAAAGAACTTTGGCTATAAGCTGGCTTTGAAGTATGGGTTATTGGAAGAAAAAATGAAACCAATTAGATTTTATTTTGAAGAAATGAGAGGTGATAACAATGACTAACGCAGACAGGATTAGGGCAATGTCGGATGAAGAGTTGGCAGTGTTTCTTTGCAAAGTAAAATCAGATTATCAGTGGATGGAGCATGAATTTCCGAGCGAAGAGGAACACAGTGCGTGGGAAGAATGGCTTCAATCAGAAGCAGAATAGGAGAAAATATGAGCAACAATTTAGAATTTATGAAAGAGCATAATTGTAAACATCTAAAAAACTGTAAGTTTGCTAGTGTTGTGAAATATCAGTATTCGGATGATAAAAAAGGATGGTATATACAATTTGGAAATGTGCTTCATGGTATAAAATATTGTCCTTATTGTGGTATGAGATTGGAGGATGAAAATGAAAGATAGGTATTTATCCAAAGCAAAGCGGATTAATAATGGGAAGTGGGTGCAAGGGTATTTATATGGTATTTGGGAGAAAAGATACATTCTATGGGGAATGACAAATGATGTTCCCGATATGATTGAAGTAGACCCATCCACCATTTGCCAATGCACAGGAAAAAGGGATATGTACAATCACCTTATATTTGAAAATGACCTTATGGATGGTTTTATTTATCCGTACCTTTCTGGTTTGGATTCAGAACATGATTACTTTGCAGAGGTTTGTTGGTGTGATGATATTACAGGATTTGGAATATGCACACACAAATACAAAAATTCGGATGCTCGTGGTTCGGCAGATGGAGAGGTTGATTTAATTGAAGATTTTGATTCCAGTAAATGGGAGGTTATCGGCAACATCTTTGACAATCCTGAATTGTTAGAAAGCGAGTTGAAGAAATGAGTGATTTAATAAGTAGAAGCGAGGTAAATGATGTCATAGATGAACTTGAAGTCTACACGAGTGGTAGACCTAATATCATGAAAGTAGAAATATCTGTTCTACAGTTACAAAGATTTATAAATAAATTAAAAAATATTCCAACCGCCTATGAGGAAGATAAGGTTTTGAAACAGTTGGAAGATGAAAGTAAAAAATGTTCCATTTGTGAACTTCCTACTTGCAAAGAGGATGAAAGTCATTGTTGTTATTGCAACGGATTAAATAAAGCAATCGAGATTGTAAAAGCAGGTGGCATGAATAATAATTCAAAAACAAGTGACTAAGTAAAAATACTAGAAAGGACGGATAACATGGCAGTAAACAAAAGAGCAGCAATGCGGAGAGAAAAACGTGTGCAGGAGAAATTGACCGGTGGTAAGCCAACACAAACAAAAATTATGGCAAGGGCATATATAACTGGTAAGAATGAGGGATTTGAACTTGCTACTGGAATTATGTTTCTTGCACTTTGCGAAGAATTTGGATTTGGAAACAAAAGAATCAATCGTCTTATTGAACGTATATCCGATGAATCATTAAAGATGGATGAGGACCCAACAAAGTTTAATGTTGATTGGTATATAGATAAAGTCAGAGAGAAATGCGGTGTCCGAATCCTTAAATCAGATGAGGATGAGTGAGGTGTTTGTTTGAGCAATATCTATCAAAAACGATTGTACGATAGAAGAAAGCAGAACGGACTTTGCATTGATTGTGGAAAGCCACTAGATAGAGACGGCTTACGATGTATAAGTTGTCGCAGTAAAAAGTCGGAGAACGAAAGAAGAAATAAACAATGCTATAAAGAAGTTGGCATATGTCCTATTTGCAGAAAGGTTCCAATCGGCAGTAGTGAATCATCATGCCCGGAATGCCGTGCAAATGAATCAATACAATGCAATAATCGAAGAAATAAAAGTGAAGAAGCACGAAAGAGATATAACAAAGAACACAAGGAATGGGCGAAACTTACATATAAGCAGGACGTAGAAAAAGGTATTTGTCCACGGTGCCGTAAGCGAAAAGCCGATTACGGGTACTTGACTTGTGGAATATGCAGGGAGAAAAGCAGAAATAGTCAGAGAGCAAAGGCTAGAACGAAAAAGAAAACATGGATTGAAAACGGCTTGTGTTGCTTTTGCGGTGAAAAAGTAAAAGATGGATACAAGGTATGCGAAAAACACTATCAGATGAATGTTGAAAAAGCACGCTCGCAGAAAGCGAATGAAGCAAGGAAAGAATTACAAGAGAGCGGAATATTATATTATAAAAGGAGTAACAGACCATGGAAAGATTATCAGAAGAACAGTACAGAGAAGTAATTGCGGAAATCAAACATAGTGAACTTCCGAGAAAAACGCAGGAGTTTTTGATTGCGTTGGTTAATGAAGCCAATAAACCAAACAAAAAAATTATAGAATGAAAGGAAAAGGCTTATGAGATTAGGAAAGTATTTATCCTCATTGACTAAGCCGGAACTTGATGAAATTGAAAAAATTTGCAATTTCACCGAAGATGAAGAACAAATATTCAAATGCATATCAAAAGGCTATACATTAAGACAAATAGAGATGAAATGCAATATGTCGGAATCAACCGTCATAAGAAGAGTATCAAGGATTGATTGGAAAATAAATAAGGCAAAGGAGATGATAGAAGTGAAAAAAGAAATTCCAGTATGTGAAAAGTATAACCTTACTATTGAAGAAGCATCGGCTTATTTTAATATTGGAAAGGATAGAATGAGGGAAATTGTGAACGAAAACAGAAATGAACTTGTTCTTGTTATAGGAAGAAAAAACCTTATAAAAAGGAAAAAGATGGAAGAGTATCTTGACAGGACAATGGTTTTATAACTTTCTATAAGTGCCTATTATTTGCTATAGAGCGTTGTTAGTGATATAATTATTCTTTAACAATGCTCTTTTCTTTAAGAAAGGAGAATGTGTATGCCAAGCAGAAAAGATAACAAAGGAAGAGTATTAGAGAAAGGAGAAAGCCAAAGAACTGACGGTACTTATATGTACCGATGGACTGATTTATCAAAGAAACGTCAAACAATATATGCCAGAACATTAAACGAACTACGACAAAAAGAGTTACAAGTAACAAAAACAGAAATAATATCTGGTGTTTCTTGGGAAAGCAATAAAATAACAGTCCTGGAACTGATAGACAGGTATTTATCACTAAAAAAGGTTCGCATAACAACAGAACAGAAGTATAGATACCTAATAAATATGCTTGACAAGATACAGATATTGGATATTCCAATCAAAGACATAAAAACATCGTTGGCAAAGCGCTATATGATTACCTTAAGCAATATGGGGTATTCGTATGGAACGGTTCAAAATGCAAAAACACTTTTGAAACCGGCTTTTCAAATGGCAGTTGAGGATGATTATATAGTCAAAAATCCATTTCTATTCACTTTATCAAACATAATCGAAAACGATTCAAAGCAAAGATTTTCAATGAGTGAAGAAGAGGAAAACCATTATATTGAATTTATTTCCAATCATGGATGGTTTCGACATATCTATGATGATGTGGTGATTCTTTTGAATACTGGAATGAGGGTAAGTGAATTATATGGACTTACATTTAAGGATGTAGACCTCAAAAACAGAAGAATAAATGTAAATAAGCAATTGCACAGAATTAGTGGCAAATACGTTGTTCTTCCACCAAAATCAAAAGCAGGAAACCGTATACTTGCAATGAATGACGCAACAAGAAAAGCATTTATGCACAAAAGGACAGAAGTTAGACCTAAAGTCGAATATGCGATTGACGGATATACTGGATTTGTTTTTATAAACCACTTGGGTTTTCCAAAAACAAGAAGAAATTTAGAGGGTTCAATGAGAGAAGTCCGAAAAAAGCATATTGAACTTGGTCTTGGAGAGTTGCCGCAAATAACACCTCATGTGTTAAGACATACATTCTGTAGCCGCATGGTTGAAAAAGGTATGAATGTAAAAACATTGCAATTAGTAATGGGACATTCGGATATATCTACGACATTAGATGTGTATACTCACAAGAAACCAGATGATGTTGCGAAAGAAATGGAACAATATATTGCTATGTAAAACGGTGTATTTGGTGTAAATTTGGTGTAAGTTAAAAAACAAAACGCTTAAAAGTGCCGAAAAATGGTTGGTTATAAAAACTCGTACCATTTCGCCGCCTTTGAAATTTGAAATGTTAAAAAAGGCGAAAATGCGTTGTTTTCGGTACATAGAGGATTTTTAACTTTTGCATAAATGTCTATAAACAACTATATTTTTTAGGAAAATGGTGTATAAATGGTGTAAATAATTTAATACATTGTTTTACACTAAACAAAGTACGTGATTGTAAGAAAAGAGCATTGTTTCCAATAATACATATGAATAAATTTTGAATGATTTCTGACGGTTTATCCGTCTTTTTTTGGTGTAAGTTTTAATTGTAAGGAGTGATTGATATGTTCAAAGACGAGATTCTTGAAATGATTTTTAGCGAAAATGAAATGCAGAGAATACCTATTGGAACGCAGGCTACAGCCGTTAGCGTGTTTGAAAATGTTATTGGTAAAATAAGAAAGGAGAATCCGGATGCAAAATTATCAGAACTTTTATCCGATGAATAATGGATATGTTCAAAATCCATACGCAGAAAGAATGAACTTTTTGCAAAATTGTCAGCAGAACTTACAACCGCCTATGCAGAACTCTCAAATGCAGACAACATCACAACAGACAAGTTTTATTGGAAAAGTTGTTGATAGCATTGACGTTGTAAAAGCAACAGACATTCCGATGGATGGAAATATATATTATTTCCCAAAAGCAGACGGGACAGAAATATTTGGAAAACAATGGCTTGCAAATGGAAGAACTCATATTTTGACTTTTAAGCCAGCTTTAGATACAGAACCTAACAATCCGACACAGGGCAACTCAAAAAGTCAAATAGGCATATCAGAAGAGGTCACAGAAGTAATTATGAAAAGATTCGATGAGTTAGAAAACAAAATTTCTAACTTGGAATCGTCTTTAACTAAAACTTCGACTAAATCTTCGACTAGAAGCACTAAATCTTCGACTACGACTAAAAAGGAGAGTGATACAGATGCTTAATCCAATTAGTTTTATGAAAGCAATGAGAAATCCACAGAAATTTTTAGAAGAAATTACAAAAAACAATGAAGTTATGAGTAACCCTATGGCGAAAAATGCTATTGAGATGTATAGAAATGGAGATTCAAGAGGGTTACAGGAATTTGCAGAAAATGTCTGCAAAGAAAAAGGAACTACACCAGATGAAATAAGAAAATCAATTATGCAAAGATGCAATTTACGTTAGTACATTTTGGGTTGTGCGCTTAAAACTAGTTTCCCATTTGTAAATAAAACAATGGAGGTAAACAAAATGTTTAACGGAAATTCACCTAGTCTTGCCGATATTGCGGCAGTGACAGGAAACAACAACGACGGTTGGGGCGATGGAAACGGCTGGTGGGTCTTGATTATCTTATTTGCTATTTTTGGCGGATGGGGTAATGGATTTGGCGGCGGTTACGGCAACGGCGGTGACAGAGCATCCGTTCCTTGTGCTACACAGGCAGATGTTAGAGCCGCAGTAGACCAGCAGACGCTCATTAGCAAACTCGACCAGCAGACATACGGACTGGCGGACAGTAACTATGCGCTGAACAACACAATCAACAGCAATTTCAGAACTCTTGATAACTCAATCTGTACGCTTGGTTTTCAGAACCAGCAGGGATTCAATGATGTATCTCATCAGATTTCCGACTGCTGCTGTGCAACAAGAGAAGCTATTCAGGGCGTGAATTACAACATTTCAACGCAGACAAACGCACTCCAGAACTCTATGTGCAACAATACAAGAGATATTATCGACAATCAGAACGCAAACACAAGAAGCATCCTTGACTTCCTTGTAAACGACAAATTGTCTACTTTGCAGACTGAAAATCAGAACCTTAAATTGGCGGCTTCACAGTCAGAGCAGAACCAATATCTTGTAAGCCAGTTGCGACCTACTGCCGTACCAGCTTACATCACTTGCTCACCTTACCAGTCCGCTTATGGAGTAGGTCTTAACAACGGTTGCGGTTGTTGCTAATATGCAGAAGAATCAAAACAGAATATCAGAAAAACTCGCCGAAATAGGCTGATTATTACTCTATGGGATAGGTCTATGGCTTATCCCATATTGATTTTTAGGAGGTAGATTATGAATAATTGTAAAAACGTATGCAAACTTTGCAAGAAATTGATTATAAGTCAGGCAGTTACATTTACTGCCGGTACTGGTCTTATTATCAGAATACCGGAAGGAAGTTATAACGATGATTCAAAATATTGCATTGTTGTGGCACAGAGCATTCCGGCAGAAACAACAATTTCTGCTCCGGTATATATCCAGATTGGAACTGGTACGGTACTTTACCCACTGACAAAATGTGATTGTACGCAGGCAACGGCTTGTAGTATCAGAACAAGAACAAAATACAGTACAAGAGTTGAAACCACGTCAAATAGCGGGGTTTTCAAATTGCTTGGAAGAATTGCTTGTGCTCCAGACAACAGATTAAATGCAATAAACGGTGATGGAACTCTTGTTACAACCGGTGGAGGTGATTGAGATGGATATTAAAAGAATGCATTGTATGATTGAAAAACTTTCCGAATGTGCCAAAATCAAAATGGAATCTGGAATCGAAAATGTCGATACTTGCGAAATGGGAAAAGTAGTAGACATGATGAAAGATTTGTCGGAAGCAATGTACTACAGAACCTTGACAAAGGCAATGGATGAATCAAACTTGGAAGAAACGCTTGAAATGTTTGAGCGTTACGGAGACGGAAGAAGATTTTATGACAAATACCGATACGCTGACGGAAGATTTGCTCCGAAAGGACGTGGAACGTACCGTAGAGGATATGACGAACCATACTACCATATGACGCCTGAAATGTACCGGGAACATGACCCGGAATGGTACAGAGATATGGATAAACACAGAGACGGTCTTATGTATTACACTGATACCGGAATGGATAAAAACATGAAGATGAGAGATTCCAGAGAGGGCAGAAGCGGAATGAGCCGTATGTCTTATATGGAATCAAAAGAAATGCACAAAGCAGATACACCGGCAGATAAGCAGTACAAAATGAAAGAGTTAGAAAAGTACATGGGTGAATTATCAAAAGACATTACGGAAATGATTGCGGATAGTTCGCAGGAAGAAAAAAATTTACTCAAAGCCAAAATGCAAACATTGTTGCAGAAGTTTTAACAAAAAGAATTAAAGGGGCGTAATTGCCCCTTTTTGATTGGAGTGGTTAGATTGTATACTATGAATGGTTTTGTTTGGAATATAGTAATAGTATCACCTTATAGCAATATGTTACAAAGAAGTGACGGAAGTTATACTTGCGGAATGTGCGATAGAAACAATCAAACAATTTATATATCAAATATTTTGCGCGGCGGTTTTTTACGCAAAGTTTTGCTACATGAGATATGCCATAGCGCAATGTTTTCCTATGGAATTGATATGACTTTGGAGCAGGAAGAAATGTTTTGCGACTTTTTGGCAACATACGCAGATGAAATAATTAGCATAACAAACAATGTATTTCAAACATTAAGAACTGCATTATAGACAAATATAGTCAAATATGATAATATACAATCAAAAATAAAAGAGGAGGAATTGCTCATGGCTTTGATTAAATGTCCGGAGTGCAAAAAGAAAGTTAGCAACCAAACAAACCAGTGTCCGAATTGTGGAAGAACAATTACGGATGCAGATAAGGAACTTGCAATTGAACAGAATAAGAAATCCAAAAAGCATAAAAAGATAGCTTTAATCGTGATTATTGTTATGTTGCTTGCCGGTGTTGCAGGTGGTGTTACCTATTATTTTGTTCAAGAGAACAATAAGCGAATTGAGGAACAGAAGAAAGCGGAAGCGAAAAAGAAAGCGGAAGAAGAAAAGAAGGAAAAGGAAATTGCAGAGCAAAAACAAAGACGTCAAAATAAACGTGATTTTGTCAAGTTGACTGGTGATTTATTTGATTCTACAGATAAATTTGTTTCTAATCTATCCAACATAAGCATAAAAGCAACCCATACATGGAGTAATGCTATTTGGAAAGAGAAAAGCAAAGAGACAAATAAATGGACATTAAAGAAGAATGGGAAATTTAGAGACTTCTCTGATGCCGTGAATCTTTGCATAAGTGATACAGTGTATTCAAATAAAACGGCAAAACAATATGAGAAATTTAAGGAAACCTATTCAAAATGGGAAAAAATTAAATCAGATGACTACATTTATAATGAATATAAAGACATCTGCGAAGATACAGAAAACTATTGTAATGCAATACACAGTTTATATTCTTTGCTTGCAAGTCCGACAGGAAACTATGATGATTTTTCAACAAGCATAACCAATGCTGAAAACGATATTAAGATATATGCGGAATCACTTTCTTCCGACATGTTTAAGTTATATCACTAATTAGTAAAGGAATAGAAATATGTGGAAAAGACTTTTAATTGTTATTTTAATTTGCGTTATATTCTTAGCAGTTTTTTATTTTGGCAGGTCATGCGTGATTGTGTATGATACTGGAGATAATATGCAGAGAGTAAATGAAATGCTTGACAACTAGATTTATTGGATAGAGACAGTATAATTTTATATTGTCTCTATTTTTTTGCATTTAGGGGTTGACTTATGCCATTGCAAATGATATACTTATGCCATGGCAGAAAGTGAGGTGAATTAAATGCCAAGAAAAATGGGTAGACCTCCCAAAAACGGAACTTCAAAGAATGTAAGTTTGCAACTTAGGATTACTGAAAAAACTGCAAATGAACTGAAAGAATGTTCTGAATTTTTAGGTATATCAAGAACAGAGGTAATTGAAAAAGGTGTAGAAGAACTTCATGGAAAAATGATAAAAAAATAAGAGTAACCGGCACCATAGACAAGTAACAGTTACTCTTACAAGTACCAATCCGAAAAAGATTGATAAATTTATTCTATCATCTTCTTTCGGAAAATCAAGCATTATTTGAAAGTGAGGAAAAAACATGGAAAAATTATTAAAAATTGCTTATCGGAACTTTATGGACACAAAAGACATGAACAATTCCGAGGAAGTTTGTATTATCAACAAGAACTGGGAAACAGCGGAAGACGCCATTGCCCGTTTGAGAGACATATTAAACCCGAGCCTGTTTCAGAATATAGATGAATCAATTCGCGATGGCATAGCAGATGTACAAGAAGCATCGTTTATTGCAGGATTTTCATACTGTGCTAAATTTCTGACAAACGGAAAGATTGATTTCTTCCCAGAGAAAGGTGGTGCTTGCTAATGAACGAAGTAATTACCATTGAGAACACCGAAATGCAAATTAGAGAGTATAACGGACAGCGAGTTGTTACTTTCAAGGATATTGATACAGTGCACGAAAATAAATCAGGTACAGCACGAAGAAACTTTAACCGAAACAAGAAACACTTTATTGAGGGTGAAGATTACTTCTCTTTGACAAAGAAGAATTCTAATGAGACAAATTCGTACATTAGAAATATCACTGTGCCGAACAAAGGAATTACACTATTAACAGAAAGTGGTTACTTGATGATTGTAAAATCTTTAAACGGAGATATAGCATGGAAAGTACAGCGTCAATTAGTAAATTCATACTTCAAGGTAAAGCAGGAGATTCCGGAACGCAAAACCTATCCGCTACTCGTAGAGGATAAATGGCTTGCAGAAATGGAACCAAACTTTGAGTATCTTTGTAAGGAATACAAACTGACGAGAAGAGGATTGTATCACAAGATTCTTTTGGATATTGGGAAATCATACAATGTAGATGATTACAAGATACTCTATAAGTACGAAAAAGGTTACGAATCAAGGTTTGTTATGGAAGTTGTATCGTACTTTGCGGAACTAAGAGAAGAAGCAGAGAAAACCATACTGGAACACGTTGCAAGGAAGAAAAACAAAAAGAAATAGAAAGAAAAGCACCGTGCGTGAGGAATATTGGGGTATGTACCCGATACGCACAAATGCTGTTTGCGTATCATAAAACTTTTGATAGGAGGAATACGAAGTATGAATGGTATAATTACCCCTACAAAAGATGAGATTAGTCCAACTTGCAATACAATAATAAGAAATAGGAGCCTAAATTATGGAAAAGGCTCCTACTTTTTTGTCTAATTGGCAACCGGGGGGAGAAATAAATGGTTGCCGTATTATATTGGCTTTAGACCTTTACAGTGTATCATACAATCAGATGATACACAAATGATTTTTCAATGCGTTCTCAACACGCTTTTCGCTGATTGCAATATATCTTTGCGTTGTGGAACTGGATGAGTGCTGTAGCAGGTGACGCACCAACTCAATATCATAATCGTTGTTAAGGTACATTTCCGTAGCGTAGAACTTACGAAAACTGTGTGTTGATATTCCGTCAATTCCAAAGAAATCCGCTACAATCTTCAATTGTTTCTGTACGGCTCTTTCGCTGATTGGAAAGATTCTTGCGGTTGGTGCAATGCCGTTATCCTCTGTGTACTGCTTTAAGAACTGGAATAATTCAGTTGGAACCGTGAAGTTTCTTCCCTTGCCGGTTTTCTGCTCTACAATATCCAGATGATAGCGACCGCTCTCGTATACTACGTCTGAAAGCGTAAGGTGCAGTATATCAGAGATTCTAACTCCGATGTTTGCTTGCACTACTAGTAATGTCGCAAGCCGTTTGTTTGGCTTGAATACGTGTTCGCCGTAATTGAAGCCCTTGCGAATTGCGGTTATGATTTCTTTGTAAGTTTCCTTGTCTAATGCTTTTGTCTTTTTGTTCATGGTGAACACTCCTTTCTTTTTACACCCGGTAAGCAAAATATTTTGATACCCCCCCTACCTTCCAAATTTTCAAGGTTGGAGAGAGATTTTTTGCGATTTCGGAATTTTCGCCCGATAATGCAAATTTTTTGATACCCCCCGGGGTTGCTGATTTTTATAGTTGCAGGGTAAATTTTTTCAAATTGATTTATATTAACAGTTTTTGCACTGTTTTTTACTTTGCTGATTTTAGATACGCTAAATAAAGGCTTGCCCTTGTGAGACGTTCCAAGGCTCTTATTTTGCTTTTTTGTCTCATGAGCCTATAAACTTGCCATAAATATATAAAATCAGTATACGGCTAATATAAAGCGTTGTCAAGGTGCTATGTGTTTTTTGCATCCAAACCAAACCGGAACGCATCCGGCAGGATAAAAACAATCTTTTGTTTTTTTGTACCGCAAACACACCGCCGGAGATTTGCGAAAAGCAAAACGGCGGCAGGGCGCGCACACCAAAAGCAGGCAGAGCGCACGACAAAAAGCCGGAACGCATCCGGCTAATTGTTATAATAGATATAAATTGACGAATAAAACCCGCGCGGCTCAACCTTTATCCCGGCATAGTGCCTTGACACGTGCCGCCGGATTTCTGCCAGTGTTGCGAATTGTTCCGCCGTTGGTGTTTGTCCTTGGTATGGCGTTGATACCTCCAACGCTTCGCCACCTCCGAAAAGTTTGATTTTTTCCGGATTATAACCGGATTTCTCTAGCCATTTTTGCAATGATTTAACCATGTAACCGCCTCCAATCTTTTTTATTTGCCAAAATGCAAGAAAAGAAACCGCCGGAAAAAACCGGCGCAGCTTCTTTTTTGTCTAATTCAAGCACTCATCAATTTTTTTCGCAAGATGCGGAAAAGCTTCTTGTATTTCTTGCACTGTGTCGGCGTAGTAATCACCAACTAATTTCCCAAAAATTCTAATATTTCCAGTATAAAAAGCACCTAAGTTATTAAAGCAAATATCTAGGCTTGTGCCCTGTTCCGGCTTATCGCCGTACCACATGTCAATTTTTATCATTTTTTGCCTTTCTGGTCTGCCATCATCAGCACCGGGAGACCGTCCCGCGGTGGACGCTCCACATTTGGGAGCGTTTCGGCTTATTCATCAATATAAGCGTAAAACCTCGCTTCCTTGGAGTGTTCAAGGCGCTTTATTTTGTCCGCATCATCGCAAGCCTCCAAGGCGTCAGCGTCTACCACAAAAAAACGTTCTTTTGTATCTTTTGGTAGACATTTTTTTATAAAGTTTGCTCCGGCTTCCGCCGTGTTGAACTTTGCGACGGTAACAACTTTCGTTGTTCCGTCGTCTTGTGTTCTTTTGTCCATCTTGTAGGCAACCGCCCACGATAATTTGTTGATTTTCATTTTTCCACCTCCTACAATAATGCCGCCAATGCGATAACTTGCGCCTCGCTTAATCGGTCAATGACTACTTCTTCGCCTTTGTATAACTCGAATTCGTTTTCGTTTGTTCCGAATCCGTTATACTGATTGCAAACGTGATAACCTTTTTTCTCTAATTTTTCAATTGCTTCTTTCATGTCTTGCACCTTTTCGCCAACTGTGTTATAGTTGGCTTACCTTTCTTTTTTGATTGGTGCCGCTCGTGGTTTGGAACGCCGGGCGGCTTTTTTTATTTGATACATATATAATACACGATAATAGACATAAACACAATAGGTAATAATACACAAAAATAGACATATATATTTGTGCATATTGCTACATAAAAATAGACGTTGACAAAAAAAAAGTAATCTATTATCATATATATAAAGGAGGCGAAGAAATGAGCGGAACAATAAACAAAAAAACATACGGCACAAATGGAATTATAGATTTTTCTCGCTTGTGGGAATTATTGGAGCGAAAGGGTTATAATAAGCAATGGTTAAGGAATAACGGCATACACTCGAACACGGTAGCGAAATTAGCAAAGAATCAAAATGTAACTTGCGAAGTTATCGCCAATATATGCCATATGTTAAATTGCCAGCCGTGGGAAATCATGGAATATAAAAAAAATGAAAATATATGAAAATAGACTATTGACAAGTACACGAAAATAGACTATAATATAATTAGTTCAAAGGAAATGAACTAATAGCCGTTTGGTGGATGGCAAGAGAAGCCAATCGGAGAAAGGGGGAAAACATGGACTTGACAGAAAAAGAGCGAAAAGATACAAAAATGGCTACGTTGTACGAACTTCGGTTACTCTTTACACAAGGGGAAAAAGACCAGTACACAAGAAAAGAAATTGTTGAAATGCTCGACAAAATAGCAACGACGAAAGAAACCGAATAAAAAACGGTTTAGGGAATACAGAAAGGGCGGACTTGCCACCGCCCAAACTGTAAGAACAGTATAACAGTCAAACAAAAATAAATCAATCAAAAAAGAAAGGGCACGGCGCAAGCCGTGAAATGGTGGAAAATATGAATACAATTAGATTATTGCATGGGGAGTGTAGAGCAACCAACGAGGAAATGAAGAAATTTAAGAAAGGTGACACAATTTGGGGCAACGATGAAAACCCGGAAGAATTGAAAAGATGGACAATTGAAGAAGCGGAAGAAGCCAAGAAAGAGCTTTCTGCTCTCCGTTGCAGATATGCTCGCTATAACGAACATTTGACGGACGTTGAGGAGTACGCACTCGAGTATTTCGAGGCAGACGAAAGCGGCGAATTCGTCGATGGTTCAGACTTTGACCTTGCCGTAATGGATTTCGATTCATTCCAGTATGAAGCCCTGAAAGGGAATGGGGTTCAGAACGACGCCGCCAACGTTTGGGTTGAGGTTGACGGCAAACAATACACTGTCGGAATTTCCGACGTTTTCGACCACGAGGAAACGGAGCCGTTCGAGGCTTCGGATGCGTTGGAAAGCAATTTGGACGCCGACGCATGGACCGAACTATATAGCCAGTATCTCGGCGAGTGATTCCAGAAAGAGAAAGGGCGGCTTTTTAGCCGTCTTTTTTTGCGTTTTTGTTGTCATTTTGTTATCGACTTGTAATCATGTTGTATGCAGTTCTGTTATCAGTCTGTATACAATCTGTTTCCAAAGTGTAGACCAGATAAGATAAGGTTAGATAAGGTTAGAGAAGATAAGTATATATATAGTCGGGCAGATTCCCCGACGCCGTACCAGGATTTATAAAAAACGGCTCGAACTCGACAAATAAATATTATAAATTTATTATTGACAATAATTTGTGTATCGTGTATAGTAAGGGCAGATATTAAAATACTGCTCTGGAAACAGTAGCATACAGACGGCAGCAAACGCTGACGCAAGATGATAACTTTTTATTTTTCTTGTGTTGGCGTTTTTTATTTTTGTAATGTTTGGAGGTGATGTTGTGAAAGATAACACGATTAAAAGCGAAGTAGGTATTGAGGTATATCAGAACGATATATATAGACTGGTGGATGAATATATAGATACCGAACTAGATGGAGATACAGAAAGTGTATCAGATAACTTTGTATCTATGATTTTTTACATTGCTGATAATATTCAAAAACCTAGTAATGACGATATAGAATTATTAGATAATTTATTTAATATCTATGTCCGTATATGTGCTAAGTATAAAGTATTACCAACACTGGAAGTATTTAGTTTTTTAGTTGGTATTGATAGAAATACATTTACAGATTGGTCTATGGGTAGGTATAGGGTTAGCACTGCACATGGTAGCACAGTCAAAAAATGGTTTAATATTTGCAAATCTTTCACGCTTAACCGCTTGCATAACCAGACCGGAACAAATTCCAATCTGATATTTATTGCAAAGGCGGCTTACGGTATGGCTGAAACTGCTCCGGTGCAGGTCGGCAACCAAAACAGCCAATCATTAGCAGATAGCGAGCTTCCAAAATTGACAAATCCGGCACAGGAAGTCATTGAAATCGAACAAAAAGACGGATAAACAACGGAAAAACGTTAAAGTTCGTAAAATTGTAGTTATACGAACCGAGCAAAAGAGAGGATTAACAGCCTACCCCCTACCCCTCTATTGAGGGATTAAAAAATCGCCTGCTAAGTCCCCCATACTACCGAAAAAATAAAAAAGGGGTTTTTGAGAATGGAAAATGAATTACTGAAAACGGAATACTCAAAAGTGTTTGACGATAAGCGGAAAGCGTTGATATGTCAAAGTTATTACAAGTACGGCAAGGCAAGTAGAAATTTCGCAACCGGAAATGTGGATGCGATTGGAAGTCTTAAAAAGTGTCTTGCGAAGTTTGAAGAAACTGGAAACACAGAATATCTTTGCGACGTAGCAAATTACGCAATGTTCCGTTTCATGTTTCCGCAGAACGGAGAGTATTTTAAGAATACGGATTCGGATGGTTCGGCAGGAATTGTTGGAATGAGTGTAAAAGAAATGGAGGACTTCAAGGATGGACGATAACGAAAAACAGTGTTGTGGAAATTGTAAATATGCTGCATATAGCCGTGAGAATTGTTATGTGTGTGAGAATATGGACAGTTACTATTTAGCTGATTATGTCGAACACGACCACGGATGCGAAGAGTGGAGGAACCGTGATGATTAGTTTTTTGATTCGATACATTGCTGTGGTTTATTTTGGATTCATGGTGGTAGTTTCGTTTTTGAACATAGTGTTAGGCGAAAAACCTCGTGAGAGAATAATGTCAATAATCAATTTTTGTGCGTCCATTGTGGCGATATATTTTATAACTCATTAAGAGTTTTACCATATCCCTTGAACTCTTAAACGTGATAAGGAGTGTGAATCACAAAGAGGGGCAATGTATATCCGTTCTAGCCGAGAGCGAATCGGAATACAACACCGGCAATTCGGTGTATATGGTTTGTTCATGTTTTTTGCTTTTGCATGAACCTTTCTTGACCCACTAGCGGAAAGCTGATTAAAGGACCGTCACAAGGTCCGGTGGGGTTTATGGTTTCGTTGCGATAGTTTCCAGTGTCCAAAGTAGCCGGACGCAAAAGAATCGCAACAGTGCGGATTAAAACACAGATGCATGTATGCCAATCCGTACTTACGGCGATAGCATAATGGATAATGCGTTGTGTAGAATCCCACTATACACAAAGAATCGTGGTTCAAATCCACGATTGCCGATTTCCCCGATAGAGGGGATGATGCAATGCAAAGGTACCTAGAATTTTCTTGTTTTGCGATATAATCATTAGTCATTTGAATGTGATGTGTGGTGGAAAGGGTAGACGCAGGAAACCACAAGTACGATGCCAAAGTGAGCCGAAAGGATATGGACAAAGGCATCATGTGAGGTTCGATTCCTCACCACATCAATGTTCCGGTTCGCTACCGGATAAGCAAGCGTTTCGGTATTCCTTGCTGAAATAATTAAAATGCTTGTGTTGGTTGTCTGACAGTAGAGTATGGACAGAATAGTAATAAGTGACCGGATAATACTTTCCAACACAAGAAACCGAATATAACTGGAGGTGTAAAATGGCAAGTATTATTAAAACTTACAATTTCAAAAACGGAAGAACGATTGATACAGATGAAATTCATTACGCAAACGGAGAATTTGTTTCTCTTGAAGATTACAAAATTGAAAGAGAAAAAAATTTTTGTCTTGAAAGTAAATTAGATAAATACGTTAGATTGCATTCAAGATTTACTGATTCTGCACTAAGAGATTTCGATAGCGGAGATTATGCGTCGTTGTGTGTTTTAACAATAAGTGAATTATCCGGTTATAAAGACAGAATAGAAGAATTAGAAAATGAGATACATACCATGGATTGTTTCTCAAACCCTTTGGACGTTGTCAAAATGCTTACTAGCGCAACGTGCGAAGTGAAAAATCCATCTATTGGAGAACCACCAGAAACAAAAAAATATACCATTGATGAGTTAAAACAGATTGCAGAGTATTTGCTTGTTTACTGCAAGTATAACAAAGAATAATATGTCACAGATGAGAAAATTCGCTGCATCAACGAACCCTATGGGTTAAAAGAGATGAAACAGATTGCGGTGGCTTCTTGGTATTTTGATAAAGGGGATATGGAAATGTGTGAATTTTGCAAAAACATTTATACCAAAGATTACACAAGCACAAAATACAAAGATTACATATACAAAGATGAACACGGTGTTTATATACATTTCGCAACGGGAGATAGTTTTATGGATTTTGATTATGAAATCAATAATTGCCCTAAGTGTGGTAGGAAGTTGGTAGATTGATGGAACTAAGCAAAATGAAACACTTTGAGATAGACGGTATTTCTTTTTGGTTTGACAAGGAAGAAAACAAATATGCAATGGATATGTCAAAAAAGCGTGTTGAAATTGTTTCGATGAAGAATTTTGGAAGATTGCCTAAAACGCATTGGGAAGAAGATAGTGTCAGACATTATATTTCAATTCGTGTTACTGGATATTTGTTAAATGACACGTGGAGAAAAGAAAACGGATTGCCGACGTTACATAAAAAAACCACTATCAGACAACGCATAGCATCTGTAAAACAGTTTTTATTTAGAAAGTGAGGAATTTTTTGTAAAATGAGTGATGCAAGATTGGTTGGTAAGATTGATTCACGGAAATTGGTTCCTTGTTTCAACGAAAATAATAGAATACCTGCAAATATGATTTCGGAAAGTAATGCGATTTTGAGTTTAGGTGTAAAAGCATTAAGAGAATTGCATGATTGTGGTATAGAAAATTTTGTTTTGCCTAGTGAAGAAATCACAAAAAGGTTATGGAAAAATAAAAACGTGAAAGAATACGGAGAAAAGACAGATAAAATTGAAACTTGTGGATTTCCAGAAAGGGTTTGTCATTATGAAAATAACAGAAATGAATAATTGCATTGAGAAAATGAGAGAGTGTTACAGTTTTGATGATGACAAAACGGAAGTATGGCTTGGAGAAGATGTGCGTAGTTCATGTAATAGATATATTTCTGTTTGTACAAAAGATGAAAATGGAACACAAATTGAAATGACAAGGCGTGCAGATGAATTAGTTGAAAAGTAATTTTCGATTGTTTGTGAAAGGATAGTGAAGTAAAAATGAAAAAGATACCTACGTTGTTTGAAAGAAAATATATAAGCAATTGCGTTGTAGAAACACTTCCAATTGTAACAAAAGGTATGGAATGGGTTTTAAATGGAGACGGAGTCGCAACGGTAAAATTTGATGGTTCATGTTGCGCGATTATCAACGGAGAATTTTACAAGAGATATGACGCAAAGAACGGTAAACCAGTTCCAAAAGGAGCTATTAAATGTCAGGAAAAGGCAGACCCAATTACAGGGCATTTTCCATGTTGGGTAAAAGTTGATGATAAGAAACCGGAGGATAAGTGGTTCAGAAAAGCATATGATACTGCAATGCAGTGTTGTTTAAGTCCTTTAACTGATGGAACGTATGAAGCGGTTGGAAAGCATTTTAATGGAAACCCGTACAATAAAGATTATGATGACCTTGTTCCGCATGGAAGAATCATTGTTGAAGTAGAACGAACCTTTGATGGAATTAAAAAATATCTATCCGAACATTACGTAGAGGGTTTGGTGTTTTGGAAAGACGATATTCCTCAATGCAAAATTAAAAGGTCGGATTTTGGATTTGAATGGAACAGTAAACAATTAAATTGCCGATTATCGGCTGAAAGGAAATGCTATGAATGGAATAATGATAGATGATTTGTTAGAACCGTTAAATGATGCGATTAGCAAAAATACATTAAGTAAGATTCCAAAACAGAATAAAGGAACAGTCAAACAGTGGACTTCTTCGTGGAGACGTAGCAAAGATGGAAAACTCACTTGTTTGGAGTTTAAGAGAGTAAAATAAAAAAATCCCGGCTAACAAACGGAGTTAGTCGCTAACCTAGAAAAATTATAGGCAGGATGCCTATTATAGCATCTCTGCTTGTGTGGAGGTGCTTTTTTAATGCATACAATTGAAGATGAGAAAAATATAAAAGAATACGAAAAATACATATTACGGAATGGAATAGACCGTAGTGTAATAGATGCATATTGCGAAGCAAGTAAAATTATACTTTGCGGAAGAAAAGACCGTGAATATGGATTGAAAGTTTCTACAAGAGCAAAAGAACTGATTTTTGAGTATATAAAATCAATTACAAATGGTGCTGATTTTAATTGGCTTGAAACGCAATCTCAAAAAAACAAGCAGTCGTATGATATTTTAGATAAATATTACGATTTGCTGCTTTATGAAGCACCTTACATTCT